TCTTGATTAATGCCAGTTAATTAATTAGTGATTATCATGATAATTTCTCATAGCTTTTTTAAATCTTTTTTTAATTTAGTTATTTTTGTTAAAACATTTACTTTTTCTTCTATTGTTAAATCTTTTAATTTTTTTAAACATTTTTCTATTTCACTTTCAACTGTTTCTTTATAAGATTTTATCTCTAAAGCATTATGTATATCAGGTACAACTAATTCATCATAAATTCTGTTATACCATCTATTAGCAGTTGATGTAGATATTTTAAAATGTGATTCAAAATATTTTATACAACTTGATCTAGTTTTTTCTTTATCAAGATAATCTTGAGCTAAGTCTTTAGCTTCATGCCTTGAATATTCCCACTTTTCTTTATCAAGCATTATTCTATTTCCTCTAATTCCATTGTTAATTTTTCAAAACCCTCTATATCATCACAATATGGATTTTCTTTTTGTATTTTTTCAATACGATTCATAGCATGAACCTGATATTCATATCTATGTGAAGCTAAATGATTTATTAAATGAACTAAACTAACTTGATGTTGCTCAGTTAATTCATTTATTCTGCAATTCATAGCAATAATGTGTTTCATAATTAATTAAAATTTAGTTTTAGTTGTTGTTTATCTATTAATTCTTTTTTATCTTTTTCTTTTTGTTTTCTATCTAATAAATCTTTACCTTCTTTATCTAAAGTGTTATGTAAATTCTCACTGATACTTTCAGTTAGATATTCTCTAAGTGTATAATTTATATCTTCTTCTTCTAAATTAAATAATTCAAAACAAGTGCCTATCATATTACAATCCCATTCTTTAAAATCTTTAGTCCATAAATCTATACTGTTTTTATAAAAAGAAATAAATCCTGATCTACTTCTAAATCTATCTTCAATTCTATTTTCTAACTCTTTTTTATAGTTTTTAACTATATGTTTAATAAAATCTACCGCATGATTTTCTTCTATCTCTATAAAAATCCTATCTGTTGTAAAATTATATTCTTTAGGACTCTCAAGACACTTGTATGTTGCTTTTAATGTAAATCCTTTATCGGGATAAGCATAATTTAATTTTGCATTTAAGTTATCAATATAAAAATTTGTATAATCTTGAGCTATTTGATTATAAAATTTGTAAGAATTTACATTTAAAAAACTATTACATAATAATTCTTCTTCAGATTCATTTAAATCATACAATTCTGAATAATATTCAGTATCTATTTCAATTTCATGCTCAATATCAGCACTAATAAATGAGTTATAAAAACCATCAAAAGGTATTGTAGATTCTAATTTATTCATAATCAGTTACCTCTAAAAGTAATTGTTGTTCTCTTGCATATTCTTTATACTCTTGTAGTTCTAATTCATCTAAAATTAAATCTTCAAAAGTAGTCCAAGCTGATAATGTTTTAACTAGATATTTCATAATTAACTATCCTTACAAATTGCTTTAAATAAGTCTCTGTAAAAAGGACTAGGTGTAATAGTGAAGTGATCTCCATACCCATATTGAAAAGGTACTTTAATTGTTTCTTGGCTATTCATACCATAATTAAGAATAACGTCACTTGAAAAGTAAGAATTACCATTAATCTTGTCATGCCATTCTTTAGCATTAATATCAATAGTTTTAAGTTGAGATAATTTCATGATTAATACTCACATTCAAGAATTTTTCTAAGCATTACTTCATCATTCAAAGAAAATGCAGTTTGTATTTTTGTATCAATGCCAATTAAAGAAGAATTTACTCCGTATTCATTCATAATTGATTGATAAACTAACCCATTCATGGGTTGCCCATTCATGGACTTAGTTTGTTTTTTGGAAGTGGTCATAATTTAATATGATGTTATATAAAAATTATATATCTAATTAGTTTATATGTAAACTATAGGGAATAAAAAAAGAGCCTTTTTAAGACTCTTTTAAACTACTAATTAATAAATCTCTTTTATTTTCGTCTAAATATTCATTATGGAATCTAGTAAATAAATTATAAGTATGATTACTGTATAAAATTTCTTCTCCCAATATATAGGCCAACATATTCGCAACATTTTCACTAGAGCTTAAATTTGTTGAGACTTGGCCAAAATTTGACTGTTCATATTCTCTTATTGTTTCTATAGCTTCAAAAACTGAGCTATCATCTTTTTTAAGCCATTGTTCAGCACGATAAGAACCAATAATAAAATAATCCTCATTCAATAAGTAGTGGTGTAAATCATTAATATTTTGATCTAGTCCAACATCACTTTCTAGTTGGTCTATGATGTAGTCTTTAATATCTTGTTTTTGTTTGTACATTTTGGAAAGTAGTAAGAGTACATTATCAGTATAACATCATGCTATTAAAAAACATTCAATTTATTAAAAAATCCATTCAATGTTTTTAACATTCAATAAAATCCATTTAATTTTTACATTCAATGTCTATTAACTTTTTTTATTTAATAAAAATTTTTTTTTAAAAAAAAAATGAAAAAATTTTAAAAAATTTTAAAATCCTGGAAAAAAAATATAAAAAAAAATCTCCAGGAAAAAAAATCCTGGAGAAAAAAAGCCTGGAAAAATCCAGGCATATTTATTTTATTTTGTATAGTATTCTGATTCTTTGAGCGGTCTTAATTTCTCTCGCCAAGTCTTGTAGTTATGCTTACAAAAGAAATATTTATTTAAAACTTTTACTGCAGTTGATCTTAAAAAAGGTGTATCTCTTTTTGTATTTTCTCCAGCGTATAACATAGAGAAAATTCTTATAAGATCATAAACGGGAATTTCAATTTTCCCATCTTTAGTATTAAAAGTTTGTTTTGTTGCATAAGGATTTTTAATTACATATCCTGAATTGTTTATATCTCCAGGATTATTAAAAATAACTTCTGTTTTTGTTTCTGACATTTTTTTTAATTTAATAATGGTTGATAGTATTTTTTAAGAATATGTATAACAGAGTAGTTATACATATCCAAACAATAAAAGTAGTCATAATAAAATAATTAAAACTATGTAAGGTAATAAAATAAATTTCATTGTTTTAAATCTCTCCTAATTAACATTCGTAAGTATTGGGATAAGTTAACCTCTCCTAATACTTCTATTGACTTTGTAACCAATTGAGCATGAAGCTCAACTGGTAAAGTGCATTTTATTTGTTCTTGTTTGATTTTCATAATTAAAAGTAAATAACTTGAGTTGCTAATTGTTTAATTTGTCTTTTTCCAATAGTTCGACCATCTTTTAATATTGGAAATAATCCATAGTCGGTCATTGACCAGCCATTAGTGCAATTTGATATGTCATAAAGATGTACAAACCATTTTGTTTCTGGTTTCCATTTGAAAAGATGTTTCCAGGATGACTTTGCGTTTTTAACTGCCTTAAGACAAATTAGTTCTGGAGCATCTTCACTTGATGAATACCAACTAGAACCAGCAGAAACATAGATAAAGCCAAGAATGACTTTATCTTTTCTGTTTTTAATAATCTCAATAGGTTTAGGCATTTTCTGTAACCTCATTAGATTTAAAGTTATTTACTAACCATTTTTCTAACTCTGCTCTATCTTCTTTGTCTGCTTCATTTATTCTGCTTACAACAGATTTGAAAAGCTGAACTAAAAAAGATTTATCTCTCGAATAAGTAGAATTTAAATTATTTACATTGAAAATAATTTGATCTCTTACTGATTGATCATTTAAATAAATAGTTAATTCTTTATCACTATTTGAAATAGTCATATAAGAACTATAAGAACTAAAAGAAAATTGAAACTTAAGTTTCTCTGCTCTTAGGGTTTGTTTGTCCTCTGTTGGGAATAAATTAATGCTGTTCATTTTGGAAGTAATGAAATAATTTTTGTTTAGATTAAGTTGTGCATCTTGTAAATTTTTATTTGTTGTTATTCCAGGAACTAAAAAAGAATTGGAAGAAGTGAACATATAAAAATAATTTAAAATACATAACTATTCTAGTTTATCAAATATTTATATAAAAGGTATATAAAGTTTATAAAAGAATATATTTTATACTTCTATGAACTTCTTATTACTTCTATATCCTTACATACTCTCTAAGGTACTTCTATGAACTTCTGAGGGCTTTTATGGACTTGGGGGGACTAGTAGTACAAAAATTTTTTTGTAGGTCGGATCGGGGAACTTAAATATATTTCGTTTAATTTTTTGGTTCTACTCGAATTGAGAGTTCTGGAGCTTGGATATTAACTGTTTCTACTGATTCGCCTATTACTTTGCCTAATGAGTCTAGGATCTGTGCTGCTGTTTGAAGTTGACCTTTTTTAACAGCTTTATTGAATAATCTTACTCTCATTGCTTGTAAACGAGGTAGGAGAGTTTCTCTATCTTTTTGCCAATCTTCATCATTCCATTTTTTAACTCTATTCCAATCTTCCCAGGCGGTAGTTTCTGAAACTTGTTCTATATTTGAGTGTTCTATTAC